TCTGCGAGCGCACGCGGCGGGGGTGCCGATCCGCACGGTCGAGGGCTCAGTGATTCGGCACTACAACGGCCACGACGAGGCGAAGCAGGGCAACGTCTCGCAATACATGGCGATGGATCAGGCGACTTTTCGAGGACGCTGGGATCACCTCGGAGCATTCTGTGATTGCTGACATTGCCCATACCGGCATCATGCGCGTCGGCGTCATGTCAGGCGCGGCGGAGATGTTGGCGTTTCTCCAGACGCGGCCGACGTATCCAGGCCACGTCAAGGGCGCCAGCGTGGCCGCGCAACCGGCTGGCAGCTCAACGTGCTGGGCACCAGAGGACGTGCTGCGGGCGCCGTACTTCTTTGAGTTCGCGCTGAAGTTCGCTGGCGATGTCAATGAGTATTTAGGCCAGCCTGGGCTGCTCTATTCTGTGAATGCCTTCACGACGTATCCCCTGAATGGGCCGCCAAACCCTGACATCCAGGACTGGCACAGGGACAAGGACGATGTCAGGTTCATGGCGCTGTTCGTTTACTTGACGGATGTCCTGTATGAGAACGCTGGCGCGCATTTGTTTCAGGAGGGCACACAGCACGGTGCAGAGCATGGAATTACTTGTGCGATCTGTGGTCCGGCTGGGACGGCGTTCCTCGCAGACACGCGCGGGATACACATGGGGGTTAGGCCAGCATATGTGCCACGGACGATGGCATGGGCCAGATGGGGCGTGAGCGATCCGCCAGCCTCGTACCGGTGGGACAAGCAGCAGCCGTGTAGTAAGGACGTGCTTGGCGATCGCTATCCAAGCGATCCGGTGCTGCGGGAGTCGATTCGGCTAGTGGTGGCGTGATGAATCAAAAGCAGCAGGTGGCGTGATGAATCAAAAGCAGCAGTATCCGGCTGACTACAACCCTCCAGAGCGTGGGCGGTGTGAAGTATGCGGCTGTGAGACGAAGGGGTGGACGCGACGATGGCTGGCTCGTTGTCCGGAGCATTGGCAGGCGTTGTTGCGGCTAATGGTGCCGTGATGCAGCCGATCCCGATCTGCGCGCTCTTGGACAGCAAGCTCCTGGCTCGCCTGTCCGAGATCATCATCGCGCGTGGCATCACGACTGTGGTGGAGACAGGCATTGACAAGGGCGGCTCGACGTTCCTCTTTTCGCAGATGGCTGAGAAGGTCATCGGCGTGGACAACGTCCCAGCGCGGATCGAGTCGGTGCGGGCGGCGTTGCAGCATGACGGCGTCGAGAACGTGACGCTGCTGGAGATGAACTCGCCGGATGCGCTGCGGACGCTGGTGGCGAAGGGGTTGGATGCCGAGCACACGCTGTTCTTCCTCGACGCGCACTGGCAAGCGTACTGGCCGTTGAAGGATGAGATCCGTGCGATCCCGCGAGGCCAAGGCGTGCTGGTGATGCACGACGCGCGGGTGCCTGATTGTCCGAGCTTGGGCGTGGATTCCTATGACGGGCAGGAGCTGTCGTACGAATACCTGCATGACGTGTTAACGGAATGGAGTCCGCTGCATGTGGTCGAGTACAACGACGAGTCGGCCGAGTTCCCGCACCGGGGCGTAATGATCGTGTATCCGATGGTGCCTGAGGCTGCGGCATGACCTGGTATGGCGAGAACGGAAAAATCAGCGACAGCCATTATGAGCCGCCGCGCACGCGCATCTCCGTCGTCGCGCCTGTCCGTGCGCGCATCGCGCTGGTCGATCAGATGCTGGATTCGGTGTGGACAATGGCCGCCGATCCGGATCGCGTCGAGGTGGTGCTGCGCTGCGACGACGACGACGCCGCCATGATCACGCACCTGACATCACGGACTCCGGATTCCTGGCGCACGCCGGTGCTGGTCATTGGACCGCATCGGACTGGCTACGCCACGCTGCCGGCGTTCATCAACGAAGCCGCGCACCGCTCGCGTGGCGATCTGGTGATCGTGGTCAACGACGATGCCGAGTTCCAGACCAAGGGCTGGGACATCCTGCTGGCTGAGCGTGCGGCTTCGATTCCAGATGGCTTGTTCAACTTCGGCATCGAGACAGCCAACGCTGGCAACTTCATTTTCCCGTGCGTCTCTCGGACGCTGATCAACCTGCTCGGGTTCGTGTTCGATGAGCGGCTGGTCTATCCAGACATCTGGCTCCGCGACGTGCTGATGCCGTTTGGCCGCGCCATCCGGGTGCCAGAGGTGGTGGTGGCGCATCACTGGCAGGGCATGAGCCCAGACCAACAGCAGGCGGTGGCCGAGGTGCAGTCCTACGCCTATCAGTCTCTGTACTTCCAGTGTGTGGACGAGGGCCGAAAGCTGGTCAGCGACGCGCTGGGGCGTCTCAGGATGGCGGCGTCCGCATGAGCACGATCACCTTCATCATCGCCACGACCGGGCGGCCGTCGCTGGCGCAGGCGATCCAGTCGGTGGAACTCTGGCCGGGCGATGAACTGATCGTGATCGGGAATGTCGAGGCACGCACTGACGGCCAGATCCGGTACGTGCCCTGCGAGCCGGGCCGCGACTGGGGCAGCACCGAGCGCAACAGGGCAACCCCGCTGGCTCGTGGCGCCTACCTCGCACACCTTGACGACGATGATGCTTATGTGCCTGGCACGCGGGCGCTCATGGCTGACGCCATCGCGCAGACACCGGGGCGGCCAGTGCTGTTCCGGATGCGGTACGAGAACGGCAACACTCTCTGGCACCTGCCGTACATCGAGCGCGGCAACGTGGGGACGCCGATGATGCTGATCCCGAACGTTCCAGATCTTCTCGGCCAGTGGGGTGAGCGGCAGGACTGCGGCGATTACTGCTTTCTCACCACGATGCGCTGGGCAGCGGATGAGATTGTGTGGCGGCCGGAAGTGATCGCGCACATCAACCAGGTCCACGTATGAGCACGCTGACGCTGACCGACACGCTGATTAGCACGGTGGCCGGCGGCTCGCCCGCGGTGCAGGCGCTGACGCTCGCCTACGTCAAGCAGCACATCCGCGCGCTCGGCACGACAGACGACACGCTGACGTCGGTCTACATCGATGCCGCGGCCTCTTACTTCGAGGAGCAGACCGGACGGCAGTTGCTGACGGCCACCCGTGAGGCGTGGATCGATGCGTTCCCGTTCGTCGGCGGCAGCGGCAGTGATGCGCGGATTGAGCTTCCAAAGCCACCGTTACAGTCTGTCACCAGCGTGAAGTACATCGACAGCAGCGGGGTGCTGCAGTCGTATCAGGGCGGCTCTCCGCTCGCCAACTTGTTCACGACTTCGATCCCGGTGGGGCCGTATGCGCGGCGCGGGTTCGTGGAGCCGATCTCGGGTGGCGTCTGGCCGATTGCTCGAGCACAGACCGGCACGGTGCGGATCCGCTACGTCTGCGGCTATGGGAACACGGCCGCTGACATCCCGCCGCTGATCCGAGGAATCCTCTGCTTCCTCGTGGGCCACTTTGACACATTCCGATCCGCGGTCCACGAGGCGGCGCGCGGGAACGTGATCGTGTTGCCCTACGGCGTGCAGATGTTGATGGATGGGTTCAAGTACTCAGCCTATCCGTCGCAGGTGTTGTCTGACACCTTCTCGGTGGCGTCATGACTGTGACCAACGCCATCGGGGAGTACCGGCAGACGGCGACCCTATCCACGCCTGGGACGCCTGTTGCGGATGGTGACGGTGGGTTCACGCAGACGCCCGCGCCGTTGTCGCCGGCCACATGGCGGTGCGCGATTGAGAAAGCCACTGTGCGATCGGCCGAGCGGCACTTCGCGTCCACAGTGATCGCGCATGGCTCCTACATCATGACCGGCCGGTTCCATTCAGGTATCACCACGAAGACGACTGTGGTCTGGGTGGATCGGGCCAACGTGACGCATACCGCAAACGTGGTGGACGTGAACGATCAAGAGGGCGCTGGCGTGCAAACCATCGTGCTGGCGGTGGAGGTGGTGCCCTAATGTCGAACCGCCTTGTATTCGATGGGCTGGATGAGCTCAGGGAAGCGCTGCGGAACCTGCCGGCGGAACTGGCGGGCGAGGCGTCGCACATCGTGGAAGGGGCTGCGAACGGTGCTGCAGCCGACATTAAGGCAGCGTATCCGGTGCGGACGGGAAACCTGCGGGATCACCTGACGGTGACGCATGTGGACCAGGGGAAGTACAGCGCCGGGGCCATCGTGAAGAACACGGCCAAGCATGCGGCGCTATTCGAGTTTGGCACGCAGGCGCGGCACACGGACATCGGGGCGAACCGGGGCAGTATGCCGCCTGGTCGAGTGTTCATCACGCGCGCGATTAAGGCTCGGCGGCAGATGTATACCGCGCTGAAGGATTTGCTGGTGCGGAAAGGGCTGTTGGTGAGCGGCGGTGAGTGACAGCTCTGACATTGACAACGCGCTGGTCGCGCTGCTTGGCGCAGATGCCACGTTGCTGGCGATCTGCACCAACGGGGTCTACATCGATGAGAGCCCGCCAGGCTCCACGAAGTTTGTGATCGTCTCGTTGGTGGATGAGCAGGACGTTCCGCAGTTCAGCGGCCGGTCCTATGAGGACGCGCTGATTCTCGTCAAGGCGGTGGCGCTCTCGACGGCTGGCGCCAACATCAAGAGCGCTGCGGCCAGGATCGACACGCTGCTCGAGGGGCAAACGCTGACGGTGTCTGGCTATTCGCCGATGCTCATGCGCCGGGAGTCGCGGGTGAGGATGACCGAAGTGGACGATGTGGATCCGAGCATCCGCTGGTTTCATCGCGGGGGGCAGTACCGCGTGGTGATGAGTTTATGAGCCGAGATGTCCTGCTCTACGGCCTGAGCCAATCCGAAGGCTATGCGTATCTGCTGCAGTGGGCGCAGAACACGCCAGGGCTGCACGAGTTCCCTGCTCCGGATTACCACCGCGTGCAGTTGGAGCACTGGGTGTGGTCGCACCGTGCCGAGCTCGGGCGAAACATTCTCGACGTCGGCGTCTACAGCCCGCGTACCTATCTCGGCGATGGCTACGTCACCTTCGGGGAGGTGAACACCTCCACAGGTGAGGACACCAAGGGTGATCTCCTGGCGCTGCCGTTCCCAGATGATTCCTTCGATGGTGTTGTGCTGACAGAAGTGCTTGAGCATTGCGTGGATCCGCAGGCGGCCATCCGTGAAGTGTTTCGCGTGCTGAAGCCGGGCGGGCTGCTGCTCGTGACGTCGCCCTTCCTGTGGCCCGATCATCGGACGACTGATTACAAGGACTACTGGCGCTTCACCGAGCAGGGCTGGCAACTGCTGTTGCAGGCGTTCACGCAGGTGACGATCACGGCCTGCGAGCTGACGCCAGAAGGCCAGTGCGCCTACGACTTCCTGCGGCGGTTCGAGTGCTTCGGATTTGTGCAGTTCACCAAGATGACGACTGGCTACTTGTGCTCAGCGCGTAAGGGGCCAGCGTGAAGTTGATGTTTATCGGCCCAGGCGCGTCGTGGGCGACGGCTGACGTCGCAGCTGGGCTCCGCGATGGCCTCACCCATCACGGTGTGGAGATCGTTGACTACGCCCTCGACACGCGGATCGCGCGGTCCCAGAGCTGGCTGTACTACAACTGGCGGCAGCACAAGAAGACGAATCCCGACATCGCCAAGCCCAACAAGGTGGATGTCTTTCTCCAGGCTGGGCGGGATGCGTTCTGGGTGGCGTGGTGGATCAAGACGTTCCGCGGGCTCGATGCCGTGTTCCTTGTCAGCGGGATGTTTGTCCATCCTGACGTGGCGATGGTGATGAAAGCCTCTGGCCTGCCGATCTTCGTGCTGTTCACCGAGTCGCCATACGACCAGGAAAAGGAACTCGCATTCGCTCAGATCGTGGATGGCTGCTGGACGAATGAGCGGTCGGCGGTGGATGCCTTTAGGCGCGTCAACCCGAACAGCGGGTACCTGCCGCACGCCTGGCACGCGGCCCGGCATCTGCCAGGGCCGCAGCCAGGAGACGAGGCACTGCCGTCGCACGATGTGGTGTTCGTGGGCTCCGCGTTTACCGAGCGGGTGGAGTGGCTGAGCGCGATTGATTGGACGGGCATCGACCTCGGGCTGTACGGCTCGTGGGAGTCGCTGGGCTCGAGGCATCCGCTCCGCCGGTTTGTGCGCGGCAACCAGACGGACAACGTCCGCACGGCCGCACTCTACCGTCGCGCCAAAATCGGGCTGAACCTGTATCGCACATCGATGGGCTGGGGCAAACAGGCACCACAGATTGCTCATGCGGAATCCCTGAACCCTCGGGCGTATGAACTGGCGGCGTGCGGGGCGTTTCATGTGAGCACCTATCGCGCAGAGGTGCCGGAAATCTTTGGCGATCTGGTGCCGACGTTTACGTCACCAGACGAAGCGGAAGACGTGATCCGGATGTGGTTGGCGAATCCTGCCGGGCGGGCAGACGTGGCAGCGCAGTTACCGGCCTGTGTGGCCGAGTCGTCGTGGCGCAATAGAGCGACCGCGGTGATCGGAGATTTACAAACGCTCCTGCAGCGATGGGCTGCGTAGCGGAGCAGGGCGCTAGGGGAGACACACATGGCTAGGTACCACGGTAAGAGC